CTTGTGATTCTAAATCATCTTCAACTGGTGTATCTCCTAAATCAGTGCCTCCAATTGGTTCTCCTGTAATTGGATCAACTTGTGATGGATCTGGTAATATTCCGTCTTTAATTTCTTGTGCAATTTGCTCATCAATTTCTTCAATTTCAGTATCAGATTGACGAAGAACTTTCTTACGAAGATACTCTGTAGAATAGTACTTACCAAGATATGGTTCAACAGTTGCTGCAAGACCTAAACTTTCATTCATCATTTCAGATTCTTTGAGTTCTGCAAACTGATTATCATACAAGAAATCATATTGAATATGATCACTCATTTTCTCCCATTCTTCGGGAGTGCAAATATTTTTAAGAATTAATTGAGTTTTAAGAATATCATGGAAAAGACCACTAAATCTTTTTCTCATTCTTCCTACAAACTTAGTGAATTTAAGTTCATCTCTTAATATCTCTGATGAACGACCTAAACTAAAACCACTGTTATCAGCTAAACGAGACTCTGGAACGTTTAAAGAACGGAAGAGTTTCTTTTGAAAATACTCAACATCAGTAAGTTCTCCTAAGTTTTGTCCGCCAGGCAATGTAGATATTTCAGTTCCACGACCACCTTCTCTACGAGGAAGCCAAAAATCTTCCATCATTGACATATATTTTTTATCATCACGAATCTCACCAGTGTTTGCATCGTAAGTTAACTTATTACGATATCTCGACATGACTTCTTTAAGATATTGTTCTGCTTTTGCCTTTGGTAGATTACCAACATCAATATAAAATATTCTTCTTTCTGGAGCTCTTGACAGTCTATAAATTACAAGACTATCCTCAATCATTCTTAATTGATTAAGTGACTTGATTGCTTTTTGTAGATATGAAAGAACAGTTTGTTTATTGCGATCTACTAAACCTGATGTGCAATATGCAACGGCATCTTTTGCAAACTTAACTGCATCTTTCTGTTGTCCTGTAACTGCAACAGAACCGTATTGATTTTTCTGATATGAGTGTGGAGTGTATATAAAATATTCTGATAGTCCCTCAAAATCTGCATCTAATGGATTATCATTACCGCCTGGTTTATTACCTTGTACATATTGAATTGCATTTGCACCACCTTTTTTCTTCTGTTCTCTTACATATTTGATTTTAAGTGCATCAATATATCTAAGTTCCTTAATTCCTTCTTCTGGTTTCTCTAAATCTATGACTTTATGATAGTATATTCTTCCATCTACATACCAATTACGAAATATTTCGTGAGCTTTCTTATCAAAGTCCAGCATTTCTTTGATATATTGAAACTCTGAACGAATGAGATCCTTAATATTTGGCCCTACGTTTAAATTTTCAAGGTCAATTTGAACTGGCGAATCATGTTGATCTGCAACAATAGCTTCAATTATAATATCCTCTATCGCAGAATCAACTTCGGGATGAAGTGCCATCTCACGATATCTACGAATTAAATCATATTCTGTTTTAAATACGCCCTCTACATCAAGATATTGTCCATAAAATCCAGACGCCAAATAGTAGTCCGCACCGTCCTCATTATTTTTGGGGACAGGTGAGACTACTGATGGTGACGGTTTCTTATACGAATCATCAATTGAGAAACCAAATAATTGTGCCATAGTATAACTCTTATACCTTTGAAGGTATTTATATTATAACTTATATCCTAAAAAATATCAACCTTATGTGGTGCCTGGTGCTGGTGCAGCTGGTAAACCGTTACCCACTGTCCAGAATAAGTAATTGAATGTTACTTGGAACTCTTCAATTGAATCTGTTGCACCATAATCAAGAGGAATTGAACTAACAACTGATGGATAAATTCCCTCAAAGTTGTATGTTCTTAAAACATTGATTGTTTCTCCACCTGTTGATGAAGCACTAGTTGTTTTACCACCTCTAGAAAGTTGAAAAACTTCAGCTTTGGTCTGATAATTTGATGGACTTATATCACCGACATCAAATTGAAGATCGTTAATTTTGTTACTCCACTGTTCCATTGCGTCTCTAATATTAAATTTAGAGTCGTTAATAACAGTTACTGTCCAAGGATCAAATGTTCTATCTCCAGCCACTGGAAGAACACGACCTCTGAATGGAACTGGGATATTTCCAATATTAGCAGCTGGTATTTCAGCTGCTTTGACCATGAATCTTACATCGTCTCGGTAATCGGCTTGACCAATAACACCATCTGGTAACTCAATATTCACTTCAAATAGATTTGGTCTTGCACCACCACCAACTAATCTATCTCTAAAATTAGTGATGTTTCTTTCTGCGAATGTTGCCATTTTCTTTTTTTAACTCCTGTTGTTATTTAGATGGACTTTAATTAAACTCGACCAGCGACTTCTTGGAAGCTAACTCCAGTTCTAGTCGCAACAAATGTAAGACCGATGAAGTTGATCGAACGAGCTGGTTTGATAAAGATATCACACTTAAACTCATTTGCATCAATCACATCAGGTGTGTTATTTGTTTCATCACAAATAACTAAGAAGTCTGTAATACCTCTTTTCGCTTGAACTCCACGAAGGAATGGTTCAACGATATTACGGAAGTTTGCTCTTGTAATCTCATCATTAAACTCAAAGAGTTGAGTTCTTGCAGCGATTTCAATTCTTGCTTCTAGATTCAAGAACAAACGACGTACGTTGATTCTGTCAAATGCAGACGCAATCGCAAGTCCAGTCTTATCACCGAATAAGATGAATCCACCGCCAGGTGAGAATATAACTGGGTTAATTCTCTTGACATATAAAGAATCTCTCTCTACTTTATTAGGATTATATGCAAGTTTAACAGTGTTCAAGATATTTCCTCTTTGAGGCCCAGCTGGTGAGAACCAAGGGAACTGTTCCTCAGATGTTCTTGCCATCAATCCAGCAATGTCACCGTTAAGTGGAATATATCTGAATGTGTTATTGAATCTATCAAATGTGTACTTATAACCAGAGTCAAATACACCATATGATGTTGACTGTAAACTATCGTAGAATTGTATAATGTTTGCAGTTTGTTTGTCTGTGTCTGTTACACCAACAACTCCCTCTCTATAAGGTGAGATACATGCAATACAATCCTTTCTTGTAGTTGCAATGCTAAGTAATTTGTTTGCCTTAGCTTGTGCTTCATATATGTTATTTCCACCAGATGGCCCTTGTATTAAGAAGTTAACTGAATACTCAGCAGGGTTATCTAGAACTTGATAAGAACTTACGATGTCAGCTAAGGTACACTTGTACTCACTTGGAGCACCGTAGTCATTACCACTTGCAAGAAGGAATGTGCTTGCACCAGAGCCGTTGAATGTAACTCCGTTTGCTTTTGTTCCCCAAACTCCACCAGAATCAACTGCGTATCCACTCATCATTGTGTGTTTCATACCCACACCTGTTTGAGCAGCACCAACAAATATCTGATTAGAGAAGTTTGCGATGTAGTCTTTATAGTAGATACCTGTGCTAGGTGAGATTCTTGCGTCTGAAGCTTTTGAAAGTCCAGTCCACTTTTCTAGAATGTTTCCAGAAGTACCAGTTACAGATCCATCATCGTCAACTATGGCGACATGGAACTCATCGTTTCTAGAACTTCTTTCTGAAGCGTATTCTGTGGTTGATGGTTTAGATGCAAGTGATTTCCAGAACACTGTGGAGTTGGTTAGACCAAGTTCTTGTTGATCATACCAATCAATAATAGTGTTACCTTCTCTTAAGTAGAGACCACTACCAACACCAGCATTTACCTGAGACTTCACTATAAATGTAGTATTTGCAAACGCTACAGTTGCTGCAGTATCCATAATTAGATACTGTTGTTGAGTTCCATACTGAACAATAGTACCACTATATGTTCCGTTAAGTGACTTAACTGTATCGCCAGGAGCAGACTTAAGTGTATTGAAATCAGCACCGAAAGTAATTTCAGTGGAACCGATACCAACACTAGCATTGAATCTTGTTCTCTCAACACTTTGAGGAGTTCCTGATGTATTGAAGAACTGAAGTCTATTTGGATGGTTTACACTAACATCTGATGTAATGTTATCATTGTAGATACCAACGTCATAACCTGTGAAAGATCCAGTTGAAGAACCTTCCTCATAATCTACTGCACTCCATACATCTGTAGTAACGTTATGCTTACTTACAACTTTTATATCTACTGATCCAACATTAATTCCAGTAATAATTCCTTTTA